GTGATTAAATTATACAAACTAATCATGGACAGTAAACACAACCCACTGTCCAACATACCTGACACAAATACACGTCACCTAATCATGCAAATATTAGCATGGATGTGGTGTATCATCTTCAGTATGTGGATGGGTAGCATCGTTGTGTTTGGTATCAGTGCCATAGCACATGCCTTGCTGATAGCAGGTGTGTTCATCACGGCAGGTGTATTTGAAACAGCCAAGCGTAGGCCACAATATTTTGGTGGGCTAGGCAGAGGCAATGGAGGTGAACATGAATAGATTTATTATTGACAGAGACCCAGAGGCTATTGCCCAACAGCTATGTGACCAGCACATATGCAAGATGGTATTGGAAGAAGCACAGATGTTGAACACTGCTGTGCGCATACACGCACCAGAGTTCGCAGAAGAAGCTGGCCTATACAAGATAGCTTATGAGAATCACCCATGCACTATATGGGCTAGAGAAAGCAGAATGAATTATATGTTTGGTGTTCGCCTTATGAAAGCTATGAATGATGAATATGTGTGGCGTTATCCTAAACGCAAAGAAAATGGTAAGTGGGTTACTAACACAGGCCACAAATCTATGCGGCATTTTGATGCACTCGTTGATGCAGTAGAGTATATGCCTAATGTATCTAACTTTATGACACCACACCCACAATGCTTCAGTGGACACGATGACTGCAAGACAGATGAGGATTGGCCTATCGTTGCATATCGTGCGTTCTATACGCTTGACAAAAGCAGTTTCGCTAGGTATAACAAGGGTAGAGACAAACCATTTTGGATGAACAATCCTTTAGTAATAAATATAGGAGAGTAGATATGGATTTATTATTATGGATTACTTTTTTACCACTGTTAATAATAATCTTAACTTAAAAAGGAGAATAGAGATGGCTAAAAAGCTAGAGAACATGACGCAAGATGAACGCATAGAGTATTGGACAAACGTGCGAGAGAAAGAACGCATCAATCGTAGGAACAGGATAGCCAAGCTGTCTATGGAGCAACGTGCGGCTGTTATATCTGTACATAATTTGCTGGACACTGTGCTTGATACTGCACTGCATCCTGATATGGGTGGTATCAGAGCCGTGACTGCGTTTGACTTACAAGAACTGTCCGATGCAATGCACACATTACAATTTCAATTTAACTTGAAAGGAGAATAGATATGCCATTAGATTATATCCCTGAGAACCTAGACTTTGACGTAACCTTTGAGCCTACTCGTATAGTTGATAAGCAGTACGTCATTAACAATAACACTGGCGAACCTATTGCTATAGTTGGCAAAGACTTTTCTAGAGGAGTTAGGTCACATGGTGACTTTTATCGTGACATCATGGGGAGAGTGACAGACAATCTTTCCTCACATGAGATAGAAGGGGCTAGTATTGTGTGGCGTGACGCTCACAACAATGGTTGGGCTATGATGGACATGACCTTGCCTAACATGAAGCACACTATCGTTACGCCAAAGCATGAGACAGAGATTGCACAACGCATCATTGCATTGCATGGTGTGGATGGCACGTGTTCTAACACAGTGCTGTTTGGTGCTATCGACTTCTTCTGCACCAATGGCATGATACGTGGTGAGCATGACAAGGTGAGGCGTAAGAACACTAGTGGTTTTAACCTTGATAGATTTGGTGAACAAGTACAAAAATCTAATAACGATTTTAAAAATTACCATGCACAAATACAACGGTGGGCTAACAAGTCTCTGTATGTAGGAGATGTCAAAGCCATGCTTGAATCGCTTGACAAAGGCAAGGCTGATGGATTGTTTAAGTTATACAATCAAGAGGCTGCTGTGCGTGGTAACAATGGCTTTGCGTTGTACTCTGCTTTCACAAACTATGCAAGCTATGCTGATGAACGTAATGGTTTTAAGCTGCGTAATACTGGTAAAGACACTGCCGCTAAGAATATGTGGGAGCGTGAAGAAAAGGTAACACGTTGGATTGAAAGCAAGCCATTCAGGGAGTTGATTGCAGCATGAAGTACATACTAGCAATGGACTATGATGACATGGGCTTTGATGCTGACGGTGTAGGTGACTATTGGTACACCGCCACTAACTACAAAGATATGGACAGCGAAGAGGAAGCGTTGTCCTATCTTCAAAAGAACATATGCTACGAAAGTGGCGAACTGGTAGGTAGTAAAACTATCAAAGAATACTGTGATGAGTTTTCTAGCATCAGGTTTTATGAAAGGAAACACTAATGAAGACTGTAAAACATCTTGTGGATAAGTATTATAATTCCAATGATTTCAAGATGTTACGAAGCAGAACTAAGAAAGATTATAGGTACTTTCTTGGTATCATGCTGGATGATTTTGGTTCTGTGAATTTTTGTGAACTCACAAGTAAGCAAGCCAAACATGCATATGAAGCATGGGTTGGGCGGGGCATCAGTCTCGCCAACCATGTATGCACTGTGTCGTCCACGCTGTTTCGTTACGCTATTGAGATGGAGTATGTGCAGGTCAATCCGTTTGCCAATGTCAAGCGCAAAACGTCACCGCAACGTAAGGTTGTGTGGACAGAGGATGATGTGCGTCAATTCCTTGACACTGCTTATGGTGAGTTTCAGTGGCGTAGTATCGGACTGATAGTACACATGGCGTATGAGTGGTGTCAGCGGCTAGGTGACATGCGACTATTGACGTGGGATAACCTAGACTTGGAAGCTAAGAAGCTATATCTTGAGCAGTCCAAGCGTAGGGCAGAGGTAACTTTGCCCATAGAAGATGACCTGCTTGATATGCTGGTACAACAAGAGCAAGACTTTGGCTTTCAACAGTACGTTGTTCCTCGTACAACGCCCGTACACGGGCAGTACGAACCGTACAGTATGGAGAGACTGTCCAAAGCAGGAAGGGACGTTATGCGTGAAGCTGGGCTGTCTGACGAGTTACGTCTGATGGACTTACGCAGGACAGGTACAACACAAATGGTAGAGGCAGGTGTATCTATGGGACAAATCATGTCGGTTACGGGACACAGTAACCCACAGTCAGTAAAACCATATATGAAAAATACGTTTGCCAGTGCAAATAATGCATTGACAACACGTAAATCTCATGGTAAAAGCACTTAACTGCCGCAGAGGAAAGTGATATATACATGAATAATATAAATAACATTATAAGTGATATAGATATACCCAATGGACATACAAAGCGTATGAATTGTCCTGAGTGTGGGGGTATCAAAACATTCACAGTAACAAATAATATGGGTAGCCTTGTGTGGAATTGTTACAAGGCTTCCTGCAATGTACGTGGCGGCAACCGTGTACACCTAAGTGCAGATGATATACGTGCTGGGTTCACTGGTGCAAAAGAGTTTGCAGAAGATACCTTTGAACTGCCAAGCTATATCATACCGCATCGTAATAGGCGGTCTGTACTGAAGTTCTGTTATGAGTATGGCTTTGAGCCAGACGATGTTGGCGTTAGCTATGACATCAAAGAAGATAGAGTTGTGTTTCCTATATCACACAACGGTAAACTTGTAGATGCTACGGGACGTGCATTGGGCAAGCGATTACCTAAATGGAAAAGATATGGAAAAAGTGGCTTGCCTTTTACCCACGGGTGTGGTAATGTCGCAGTAGTTGTTGAGGACTGTGTGAGTGCAGCCGTTGTTGGTTACGGTTCCTTTGTCGGGGTTGCGCTTCTTGGTACATCTCTACAAGATTCGCATAAAGGGTATCTTGCACAGTTCTCGACAGCGGTAATAGCATTAGACCCCGATGCATTACCAAAGACTTTGCAGATGGCAAAGGAATTGCGTGGTCATGTAAACGATGTTCGTGTACTACGTTTGACTGACGATTTGAAATATCGCAACCCGACAGATATGGAGAAGCTGAATGGAATTATCAATAATTAGAAGCCTTATGGACAAGTCCTTCTATGACGATCACCGTGGTTCCAAGTGTCCACCACGATTGTTTAGTAAGGATGCCCGTAAGATTAAAGAAGCTATAGACACAGCTATGGATAGGTATGAACGCACTGTCACACCTGATGAGGTAGAGGCACTGTTCATGTCTAATAATCCAACGCTGACTACAGCACAGAAGCAAGCCTATACATCCATGTTTGCTTCTATTAAACGAGAGCAGCCTATGGGCAGTGACGTATCACAAGAGGTATTGTCCAAGCTGTTTCAGCAGGTAGTAGGAGAGGATGTAGCCAACATAGGGTTCGACATGGTGAATGGAGACCCAGCTACGTTGGAGAGACTACGTAACCTGCTTGAGCAATATGGAGATGACTTCATCCCTAACCTCAACATTGAGTGGGATGACATCACGATTGAGACATTGATGGCAAAGGCTGAACTAGAAGCACGATGGACATTTAATATACCGTCCGTCACGCTGAAGGTAGAGGGTGTGTCTGGTGGACAGCTTATTGAGGTAGGGGCTAGACCCAACACTGGTAAGACTTCCTTTCATGCCAGCTTGATTGCTGCACCGGGCGGCTTTGCACATCAGGGTGCTAGGTGTATTGTCTTATGTAATGAAGAGCCTACTCACAGAGTGGGTGCAAGATATCTGACAGCCGCATCTGGTATGTCGGCACGTGAGGTACGAGATAACATGGGCAAGGCACAAGCTATGTACAAACCAGTGTATGACAATATCAAGATTAAAGAAGCAGGGGGACGTGACATGGCATGGGTTGAATCCGTATGCAAATCATATAGCCCTGATATTCTGGTGCTTGATATGGGTGATAAGTTTGGCGTACAAGGCTCCTTTGCTAGACAGGATGAAGCACTCAAGGCTTGTGCTATATACGCAAGGCAGATTGCCAAGACCTATGACTGCGCTGTGTTCTATATGTCACAGCTATCAGCAGAGGCAGAGGGTAGGACAACACTGAACCAGTCTATGATGGAAGGTTCACGTACAGGTAAAGCTGCAGAGGCAGACCTGATGTTACTCATTGGTAAAGCTGCCACTGTAGAGGGACAGGATGAAGACAGCCCACTACGCCATGTTAATATTGTTAAGAACAAACTTAACGGGTGGCACGGTATGGTGAACTGTGAACTAGACTATTTGACAGCGAGGTATTCAGGATGAAGCTAACACTTGATGTAGAGAACACTGTCACCAAGCGTGGTGGTAAGATGCACCTTGACCCCTTTGAGCCAGAGAACTCACTGACTATGGTAGGTGTACTGACTGATCAAGGTGTGGAACAGCACTTCCCGTTTGACCATGACGGGCATCTAAGTAAGCGTGATTATAGTGACCGTGTGCAATGGTATCTTGATGAAGCTACTGTGCTTATCTGTCATAATGCAGCGCACGATTTGTTGTGGCTGTGGGAGTCAGGCTTTAAGTATGATGGGCCTGTGTTTGATACCATGCTCGTTGAGTATGTACTACAACGTGGTATTAAAGAACCCCTGTCACTTGAGGCTTGTGCTGAACGATACGAGTTGGATACCAAGAAGCAAGATACTCTGAAGGAATACTTCCAGAAGGGCTACAGTACACGAGACATTCCTCTTGATGAGTTGGCAGAGTATCTGTCTGCTGATCTTCATGCTACACAACAGCTTGCAGATAGGCTGATGTACAGATTAAATACGCCAGAGGATAGCGGTTTAATGGGTACAGTAGACCTGACAAATCAAGTCGCTGTGTGTCTGTCTCGTATATACCAGCGTGGGTTTACTGTTGACTTATCCAAGCTGACAGAGGTACGACAAGAGTTTGAGCAAGAGAAGCTACAGCTACAAGCTGACCTGCAAGCCCACGTACACGATCTGATGGGCGATACGCCTATCAATCTCAACAGTCCAGAGCAGTTGTCTTGGGTTATCTATAGCCGCAAGGTACTGGACAAGCAGTATTGGGGCAATGCTATCAACCCCTACATGGATGCGGATGAGTTCCGTGATCTTATTAATGCAGGTACACAACGTATCTACAAAACAAAAGCACAGCAGTGTAAGACCTGCTATGGCTCTGGTAAAGTAAGAAAGGTAAAGAAAGATGGAACACCTTTTGCTAACACAAATAAATGTACATCATGTGATGGGCTTGGTTATCATTATATATCTAGCAAAGACTTGGCTGGACTAAAGTTTAAGCCACCCACACCCAAGTGGGCTAGTGCTAATGGCTTTACCACCAGTAAACAAAACCTAGAGGTGTTAGAGTCTGCCGCTAGGCAACGTGGTATGGATGATGCCGTAGACTTTCTGTCTAAGGTACGTAGGTTGTCTGCCGTGGATACATACCTGTCATCCTTTGTTGACGGTATTGAGACACATACCAAACAGGATGGTAAGCTACATGTGAGGTTGCTACAGCACCGCACAGCTACTGGTCGGTTCTCTGGTGCTGACCCTAACATGCAGAACATGCCACGTGGCGGCACGTTTCCTGTGAAGAAAGTATTTGTGTCACGATTTGATGGCGGCAAGATTATGGAAGCTGACTTTGCACAGCTTGAGTTCCGTACTGCTGCCTACCTATCACAAGATGGAGTTGCTATTGAAGAAGTTTCTACTGGATTTGATGTACACTCATACACCGCTAAAGTTATTAGTGAAGCTGGTCAGCCTACGAATAGACAGGATGCAAAAGCACACACATTTGCGCCCCTTTACGGGGCAACGGGATATGGAAGAAGTAAAGCAGAAGCAGAATACTACACCCACTTCACCGAAAAGTACAAAGGAGTCGCAGCTTGGCACACCAGACTGGCTAAAGAAGCTGTAACTACAAGGAAGATTACCACACCTAGTGGTAGAGAGTTTGCCTTTCCTGACGTGGTACGTAAGGTGACGGGGCGTGTGTCTCACTTTACACAGATAAAGAATTATCCTGTGCAGTCTTTTGCTACAGCAGATATAGTTCCCATTGCATTATTACACATTGATGGGTTGCTAAAAGGTATGCAGTCATGTATAGTAAACACAGTGCATGACAGTATTGTTATTGATGTCCACCCTAATGAAGAAAGGAAAGTATTAGAAGTAATAAACCAAACCAATGAAGACCTACCAAATCTTATCACTACACGATGGGGCTTGGTATTTAATGTGCCGCTACTTTTAGAGGCAAAAATAGGCCCAAATTGGCTTGACACCAAAGATGTTATCTGATATAACTATGCGTCTAACTAGAAAAAAGGAGTTAAATATATGTCCGAATTAACAACGATTGATACGAATAACTATGCAGCTATGGCAAAGGCTATGGGCATAGCAAATGAAGGTGGTAACAAACAAAAGGCAAGTACGCTTGCCCGTTTGCGAATCCAACACTCACCTATCTTGGGTGACGATAAGGTGTTGGTAAAGGCAGGGCAGTATAAGATGGAGATTCCTGACGGAGAAACCTATTATGCTTCCTCTGTAAAGGTACGCCCATACATGCAACGCTTTATGTATAAGCGTTTTGTGAAGGGTTCTGGTAACGTACCTAATCGTTATGTCAAGACTGTCATGGCTGATACGCTTACGATAGACTTGAAAGATAACGATGGTGGGTTTAACTGTGGTAAACCTGCTGGTTACATCCAAGACTTTCAGGGTCTACCTAAGAATACGCAGGAACTAATCAGGCAGATTAAGCGAGTGCGTGTTGTATTAGGAACCGTTGAACTTATCGGTGCTACTGATAGCAACGGTAATGAGGTTAATGTCCCTGAGACAGCGTTCATATGGGAGATTGAAAACCGTGATGCCTTTAAAGAGGTAGGTAATGTATTTGCTAAACTGAATAAGATGAAGCGTCTTCCTGTTCAGCATATCATTACTGCGAATACGGATGAGCGTAAACTTCCTAACGGAAATAGTTTCTTTCTTCCGATGGTATCTCTTGACGTAACGAATACTGTTGAGGTTACACAAGAAGATCAGGATAAGTTCTCTGACTTTATGTCTTGGGTATCTAACTATAACGAGTATATCATTAATGCTTATGCGGAGAAAGCATCCCCTCACGATGATGAGGACGATGCCGCTATCACAGATGGCATGATTGATATAGAACTAGAAGAAGAGGTAGCGTAATGAATCACCCTGCTGAATTGGCGTTGCACCAGTACATGGACAAAGCAACTAAAGGTAATACAACTATGTCTG